CTGGATAGAGCAACGGCCTTCTAAGCCGTGGGTCGGGGGTTCGAATCCCTTCAGGCACGCTGTGGTGGGTATAGCGCAGTTGGTTAGCGCGCCAGATTGTGGCTCTGGAGGCCCAGGGTTCGAATCCCTGTATCCACCCTTTCGCCTTTGGGCTATCGCCAAGCGGTAAGGCACAGCACTTTGACTGCTGCATTCGTTGGTTCGAATCCAACTAGCCCAGTCTGTTATGGGGTATTAGCTCAGTCGGTAGAGCACTTGACTTTTAATCAAGTTGTCCGGGGTTCGAATCCCCGATGCCTCACTTGCATCTGTAGAGATACAGATGCTTTTTTCTTATCATATAGGTTATCATCATTTTATTAAAATGAATGATATAAATATTGCGCGGGCATGGCGGAATTGGCAGACGCGCCAGATTTAGGTTCTGGTGTCTACGACGTGCAGGTTCAAGTCCTGTTGCCCGCAGCCTATAAGTGCCTATTTTTAGGCACTTTCTATTTTTGTGTTGCATTTCGTGTTGCATAAGTCCTCAAAATGCTTATTGGCTTTATCGCTCATTTTCTGTTCCATATCCTGCAGGGTATGTCTATATACATTTTTTAAAACTCCGTCATTTCCCCAACCGCCGCGCTGCATAATATAACTGTCCGGGATTCCAAGGGCGTGCTGAATACTTGCGGAATAGTGCCGGAGGTCATGGAATCGGAAATGCGGTAAATTACATTCTTTTAATATCTTAGGAAACCGATCTGAAATCTGAGCTGGATTCAGAGACACAATTTTTCCTTTTCTCTCACCTATTTTATTGATCACAAAATCTGGAAATGTAATATAGCGATCACCAGCGTAGCTCTTCGGTTTTTTGATAACCCACTGATGATTATCATTGAGCACCATGGCTTGCTCTACATGTACGATGTTGCCATTGATCTGTTCAGATGTAAGAGCACAGATCTCAGATCGACGCATAGGACCGAATGCGGCCAGCAGAACCGGAATTTCCATTTGCGTTTCAGAGACGCGCTTGATCAGAGCCTCCACCTCTTTATCTGTGGGAACGTAAATAGAAGGCCGTACCTTGTTTGGGAGATCTGTCCGCAGAGTGAAATCCGGACGATATACTCCAAGAACAGCAGATAATAGACCGTGCATATTCCGGACGCTTTTGGGAGAATGAGAAAGAGCTTCCTCGTTGATCGCATGCTGGACCATCCCTTGTGTAAGCTTGGAGATGTTGCATGACATAAGTTCTTGCAGGTCTTTCTTCGCGGAACGCTTGTATTCACGCAGAGTGGAAGGAGATATAACAGCAGACCGGAGAGTGATATACTTATCATAGGCTTCGGATAATAACATATCCGGAGCATCAGTGCGATACTGTTCTTTCTCCGCCGCCCACTCCGCAGCCATCTTTTCACATTCCCGTTTCCCTTTTGCACCAGGGGTAGCGCAGGTGAAAGATTTGTAGATTCTCTTTTTCTTCACAGATCCGTCTGCCTGGGGAATTTCTTCGGTGTGACTGTACACCTGACAGCGCCAGGATCCTGACGCAAGTTTCTTTGCTGTTGCCATAATAATCATCCTCCTTAAAAATGGGTATAAAAATAACAGCCAGCAGAAACATAGGTTCCGCTTGCATGGCTGCCCCGAAGATGATACAATATTATTGGTTGAAATGCTGTGGCATCTCCGGAGATGTTATAGTTAAATCGTCCAATCTCTGTTGTACGGAGTGGGCGTATACCGTCTCTGTGTTGGTAGCACAGGGGCGGTTTTTCAGTTTGACAAATAGCTATGCTTGACATATAATATACTTAACAAGACAACTGGAGAGATGGCTGCACCCCATCCGCTCCGGGAAGATTTATAATCTAGTTACAAAAGTAGTCGCCAATCTTGACCAGAGACAGGGCGGCTACTTTTTATTTTTCATATTCAGGATGGATACGATTAAACCTGCAACAGCAATTATAACCATAAACTCTTCGTATGTACTCATAATTACCACCCCTTCCGTAAGACCTCCGGATCGAGTGGAAGCGCGCCCTCCCAGTTGCCTGGGTAAGTATACTATATTTTTTAATTACTCCCCGGCCGGAGCCGGGGGATTAGTATTTACACATAGTAGGGATTTGGTTTTCCTGCTAAAGAGATAATATCAATAATCCAACCAATTCCAAACAAACCAGCGGTAAAGAGATATAAAAATCCCATTCCTATTTTTCCCTCATAAAATTTATGTCCACAAAAAGTAAAAATGCAAAGTAAAAGGGATATCCATTTGTTTTTAGCGTTCCCACGCATTACTACAGGGGTGGAAACAGAGGCGGAAGCGCTTGCACTAGAAGATGCTGAATTATTAATTATTATAGGCGTATCGTTGCTTTTTAAATCCTCAACCTGTTTCCCACATTTAGGACAGATAATACAATCTTGGTCAATGAGTTCTCCGCAATGCTTGCAATATTTTTGATTATTTTCCATAGTTTTTCTTCCTTCCTACTTTGGTTAAAAAATTATTAAAACGCTAAAGCGAATTAATTCAGTTTTAATTTAATCAATCTTTTATCATATCCGGTAACACGAGATATCTGATCTATTGAATACCTTATTTCCCGATACTCAGAAAGCAGATCATCTGGCAGTAACAGCTCCATAGCGAACAGATCAGCTTCTCGCTCATATCTGGCTCCGTTGAGTTGCGTCCTGGTATCCATAAAGATTGCATTTGCTTTTTTATGCAAAAACATATGTCCAAGCTCATGAGCCAAAACAAACCTCTGCTCCGAATCCGACAATCGTTCATCCAGATAAATGATATTATTCCGTTGGAAATATTGATAAAACCCCCGCACACCGTCCAACGGATAATGCACCAGGATTACGTTTAATCCCCGGACGATCTCAAAAGGATCGCGGCTCTTAAACATACGGGCGATTTTGTTCGCCTGTTTCTTGACATCCATACGCGTCAGTCCTTCTTATATTTCTTGGGTGTGTATTTCTCCTTGTTCTTCTTCTTGGCCAGCTCCATACCGATCTGCATAGCGGAAAGGATAGAATCAATGGCTTCAGGACTGGCGGGATTTCCGTCGAACATCAACCCTTCCTGATTCATAAGCTGTTCTCTGGTTTGCTCCAGAATCTTTTCGATGTCTTTTTCGTTTTTGGGAGTTAATGTCTTTTTACTGTTTTCTTCAACGATATAACCCGCCATTAGATTATCAACAGTTACACCCAAGAGTTCGGATATTTGTTGGAGTTTTTCTATACTAGGAGTATTTTTATTGAATTTATTTATAGAGCTCCTTGCAAATCCTAATTCTTGCTCCAAACGATTAATTGAGAATCCTTTGGTCTTAGCAATATCTCTTATGTTTTCGTATAGTCCCATATATTACCTCAAAATTTTGCGCAATTAAAGCTTGACATACGCAAAATCTTGTGTATAATAAAAATATAAGTTGCGCAAGATATTGCGTATATTGATTTTTGGTTTCAGTTGGTGGTACTTCTGATTGTAGAATATTTTACGCAAAAAGTCAATATAAATCTCAAAATTTTGCGCATCTTAGACAAAAAAAGGAGGTGGAAGTTGTTGCTCTACGATAACATAAAGAAAATATGCTTAGAAAAAAAGATAGCAATTTCTGAAATGGAAAGAGATTTGGAATTCCCAAGAAGCTATGTGTGTAAATGGAATGAAAACGAGCCGGGAATTCGTAAAGTACAAAAGGTAGCAGATTATCTACATGTATCCATTGAGGAACTACTGGAAGAGTAGGAGGTGATACCATGCCGCAGACTTTTATCACGAAGAACCAGCGCCGCGGACACGAATTTGCTCGAGCGGTAGAAAATTATATATTCGAGAGCGGCGAAACGAAATTAAATCTTATGAAACGCGCAGGAATGAAGAGCGCGAAGTTCTACCGACGTTTGAAAAACCCGGGAAGTCTTACACTGGAGGAATTTTGGCAGTTGTGTGACATGATGGATGTACCGCCGGAAGTAAGATTAAAAATTGTAAATTAGGAGGACAAGCCATGCGAAGAAAATATTTAGCAGCAGCATACATAGCCGCATTTGAATGGTTACTTTCCTGGCAGCAGTGGGATGGAGTAATAAAAACAGTCCTGGCCCTGTGGGTGTTCTGGGCGCTGGACTTAATACTTATGGCACTTGCAGCAGGAGAGTTAGATAAATGGAGGGGTGAAAATGCAGAGATATAACCCGGAGATCCATGCACCTCGTACCGGATGGGATCGAATCGGAATTGAGATGCGGATAGAAGAGGGATATGAACTCTATGTTGATGAAAACGGAGAGGTCTGGACAGCAGATAAAAAGCATTTTGCCGGGAAGATCAGGAAAGAGGAACCGGTATGCTGAGGATTATCAAAGAGAACAGACGGCTCCGGAAAGAGAATGCAGAGCTGCGTAAGGCTATCGAGGAAGCTTTGCAGGATTTACTGGATCCAGAGTGCCCTCCGGGCGTCCGGATCTTATCAACCAGTATCCGGTTGGAGAGAGCATTGGAAATGGAAGGAGATCATCATGATTAAATGTGTATTAAACGAAGTAGAAGTAAGCGGTCCTGAAATGATCGTAATCCCAGAACTTGCAATTTTGATGAGAGCACTCAGAAAAGAGATGACAGAAAAACATGGACAGGAGTATGCCGATAATCGTATGAGAGAGTGCATCAAATTTGTTTTTTTTAACAGAAGAAGAAATAAAAGCGGAAAGTACTAGAAAATTAGAGGAATTAAAAACAAAAGGTCCATTTGAAAAAATGATGGCAGAAATTTTGGAAGAGATACGGAAAGCTGGGAGGAAGTAGATGCTTAACCAGGAGACAAGCAAAGAACAGGTATGTATCTGGATCATACGCTTTGCGGATTATACACTAGCAAGCTTTTTGGGTACATATCAGCAGGCAGTGGAGAAAGCCGAGGAAAATAAAGACCTTTACGGCGGCAGCTATACAATCGCATAAAAAGACCCGTACACGGCAATGTACGGGCAAGGGCTTGCGTCCTTCAGAAAATAACTCATGAAAACAATATACCATCTGAGGGGCGCAGGGTCAAGCCGATACGGGAAAAATCCCGTTTTTATTTTTAAATTTTTGGGGGGGATGGAACCCCTTCAAGGCTTGATAAGGAGTATTAGAGATAGGTTCGAGGTGGTATATGAGGTTTGCATACATAAGACATATATGGGAGTGTGGAGAGACTCTGGAGGTAGAGGAAAAGCATACAGGCAGATATGGAGCCAGCGGACAGAAGAGACAGAAAAGAAAGAAAGCAACCCCGGAGGATATTGAGAGACAGAATCAATGGAAAAAAGAAAGAGATCTTCGCAGGCTGATCAAGTGGAACTTCGGAAAGCATGATTACTGGATGACTGTCACATACCGAAAAGGGGACCGTCCTACATGGTCTGAAATGATAAAGGATATCCAGAAGCTGATCAAAGATGTTCGGAAGCGTTACCGCAAGATCGGAAAAGAGCTGAAGTACATATACCGCCTTCAGATCGGAAAAAGAGGAGGGCCACACATCCATATTCTGGTAAACCGGGTTCAGAGCCAGGAAGGGGGAACGGACATCTTCTTTTCGGAGTGCTGGAAAAAAGGCCACATTAATTTCCGTTCCCTCTACGAGACGGGGAATTTCGAAGATCTGGCGGAGTATATAGCAAAACCGATAGAGGAATGGGAGCCGAAAGAAGCAAAACGATATCACCCGTCACGGAATCTGATCCGCAAAGAGCCGAAAGAAAAAGTGATCAATCGGAGAAATCTGGTTGATAAGCAGGGGAGGATGATCTACCCAAAAGCACCGAAGGGTTATTACATAGATCCGGATTCTGTCCGTATGGGAATCAACCCTGTAACTGGCTATGCCTACAGGCATTACACACTGATTAAGCTGGATAGGAGGATTTAAGTGAAACAGGTAGATGCTTTTATTATCACATCCACCAGAGCGCCGGGAAAGACCCGGAGAGCGTGGTATCAATATATTTTAGTCTGCAATGGTCATACTGTGCAGAAAAAAGAGCAGGTATTGGATACAACCGGACACAGAATGGTTCTGGAATGTGCCATAGCAGCTCTGAAACGCATGAATCAGTCTGCCATGATCACTATACATACAGACTGCTATTACTTTGCGGACGGCCAGAGAAGACTTGCTGCCTGGAAAGATAATGGCTGGAAAAGATCAGATGGAAAAGAACTGAGAAATCTGGACCTGTGGCAGGAAATAGAGGAATTACTGCGTCCTCATGCAGTGCAGTTCCATATCGAAAATATGGAGCTTTATAAAAATCCAAATGAACGCCGTCCGTGTTAGGCAAAATGGGCATTTGCGGGGCTTTGGGGATAAAAAAGTGGATAACAACCAAAAGACACGTTTTTACTGGCAGATTTCAAGGGTTTCAGGCTGTGGAAACCGGTTTTTGAAAGACAGATTTACAAAAATGTCCGCAGGAATCATAAAAAACAGCCATCAAACACGCATGAAGTACAAGAAAAAACGTGTCCGCGAAAGGAGAAAACATGGAACAGCTACGATTGACCCTGCCGGAATTAGAGCAGGAAGAGAAACAGATCCGGGAGAATCTGGGAGGGATCGTCCGGAATTTTGTCAAAACAGGATGGCATCTGTCCCGGATTGACAGGTCGGGAGCTTATAAGTTAAAGGGCTATCATTCTGTCACAGAGTATGCCCGGGAAACCTTTGGCATGACACCGGATGGAGTAAGCCGGTTTATACATGTTTATGAAAAGTATTCTGTACAGGGAGATACTCCGGAACTCAGGGAAGAATACCGGGATTTTAATTTTTCCCAGCTTACGGAGATGCTACAGCTTCCGGAAGAAGACCACACCATGATCCGGCCGGAAACAAAGCGTGAAGATATCCGGGCTTTGAAGAAATTTAATAAGCAGTCCGAACACAACCCAGACAACCTCCTGAACTGGCAACAGGATCCTGATGATATCATCCGGGAGGCGGTGAAAGACTTCTTTTTCTCCAGAAAAAAAGATCTGAACGGAATCTACGAACAATATGGCATTGGCCCATATCCAGAAGAAGATATAAAAAAGATGGCCAGATTCCTGTATCGCGAGAAGAAAAAGAAATTCCAGAACGACCGGGTATTCCTGATGCTCTATCCGGATCAGGTTTTTATCAAGAGCTCAGACGGAGAGCTGCATGATATCACCTGGACAGAATTTTTCCAGACTATGGGATCGATCTTTGATGGTTCTGCAGCTGGGAAAGACACTTGGGAAAATTATTTTAATCCGGATCCAGACGGAAAGTTCGAGGAACAGATCCCCGGCCAGGATAACATCATGAATCATCCGGAATATCTTCCAGGGAAACTCCATGGCCGGAAATTTGAACACTGCATGTATCTCCCGGAAGAGGAATGTATCTCAGAAGATTGCGGATCCTGTGAAAAGAAGAAACTCCTGGATCAACAGGAAGCAAAGAAAACAGAAGAGAAAGTAAAAGAACTGAAAAAGCCAGGTCAGACGGAAAAAGAGTATCTTGACGCTGCGGCCAGACATTTGATCCGGTCACTTTGGAACTGGATGAAAGAAGATTTTACAAACAGAGTGCTGCATGTAGAAAGATCTCCGGGAGAATTAAAAAGAGAATTGGGACCAGACGGCCGTACAAGATGGTTTGCCACAGACAAAGGAACAGCCCATATCAATATGTTTGATGATTACGTCCAGCTCTGGGACGAAGACAGCAGATACATGGGTGATTATGACTGGTTTTATCTTGCTGCAGCCATACAGAGCATGTGGAATGTCGTGAATCTGGAAAAAGCCCGGAAGCCAGGAAAAGAAGCTGAAACGGAACAGGAAAATGCGACCAGGGATCCGGAGGAAGAAATAAAACCGGAAATTGCGCCGGCGCAAACAGAAATAATTCCTGCAGTGGCTGCAAACGCAAAGGATATAAAAACAGAAAATCTTTATCTGGATAACCTAAGCATCCAGATAAACACAGATACCTGGCCGGAAGATTTATCTGACATTCCAGTGCCGTCTGAGTTATTTATCCGGGAATATCTGGAAGAGGAAGAAAAGATGCTGAGAGATTACCTGGAATGTGATGGCCTTCCGGAGAGAACAGTTCTCCGGCAGCAGTTAAAGGTAGCCGGGCTCAGGATCCTACAGAATCTGGTAGGAGACGTCCTGGAAACGGAAGAAGATGAAATAATCCAGCCGGAGCTTCCTCGCCTGAAAAACAATGAGGAGCGGAAAGAATGGCTGCGGAATTACAGAACATGGCCGCTTCGCCATGTGGACGCCTACACAGGTGCAAAATACTACGAGTACCGTTTTGATAACGGCGCTGTTCTGGTAGCGGAAGAATGGAAAAGTCAGGGAGACAAATATATACCGGATCATGAAACAGTCTACCTGCACCTGATCGGAGGACCGGAAGCCCCAAGGGGACAATATGGAATCCGGAAATGGGAGACACATGACAGATTCAACCGTTTTCCGGACAGCGAGACAGCAATTGTGGAATTTTTAAAAGCAGTCCAGAAGTAACGGAAAGAGAGATGGAGGAACATAATGGGAAGAGCAGAATTAAGACGCCAGGCCAAAAGCCGGAAGAAGGAACAGGAAAAGATCAGCAAGGTATTAAAGAATGCGGGATTTCCGGAATTTCAGCTTCCTCCGGCGCCGTTAAAGACCACAAATCTTTCCACGCAGGAAGTGGCAAACATTACCGGTACTAAAATTGCCGTCCTGGAACAGTGGAGAAAGGAACAGACAGAGGAGATCAGAAAAGCCTGCATTATGGAAGCACAGGAAAAACTGGATCAGGCGGAAAATTTTATTACTCTTTGCAATATCATCACTTCCTTGAAGGCATTGGAGGGATTCCGGTATGCCAAAGCGGCAGCAGGATATCTTCTGGAGCATTATTCTGAGAGCGTGGCAGCTTCAGAAAAGCAGAATATCCAGGAGACCTACCGGGAGCTCAGTGAGAAATGGGGAATTGAAATGGAATTTGAAGATCCGGATCTTAACAAAGAGATGGGATTTGAAGACGCAAACTGGATGGAGGAATACATAGGCAGAAATATCCCTTATTCCGTTTACGAAAAGATCTGGGACGATTCCCGGAATATCCAGTCTGTCTGCACCCAGCTTGCAGTGATCTGGGAGCTGTGCGAGGATTTCAGCTTCTCGAAGCACAAGAAAGGCGACGGAAGCATGTTGGACAAATTTATGAAGGGAACCAAAGAAAAATATGACCGGATTGATTCTATGAAACACGGAGCCAGGTACGCTATGGGAATAATAAAAGAAAAATACGATATCGATATCGGATGGACAGAAAAGACCGAAGAAACCATAAGGAGGTTTGATCTATGAATACCAGGCAGAAAAAGAAACAGTTTAAGAAAGTCCACGGGGAGAATCCTCCAAAAGGGATAGTACTCTGCGGGGAATGTCTTTGGTTCCAGACATCGAAGCCGATCTGGCGGCGGGAAACAGGGAATCTGAAAGTATTTATCGAGGCCATGACAGAGAGGAGAAAGAAATGCAGGAAGAGAAACTGGTAGAGCTTTTGGATGGGTTAATGAGTACGGCTTGCGATAACTGTAAAAAAATAGAGGGAGTATCCCAGGAGAAAGCGGATGAGATCTGTGTGGGATGCCCTGCAGGAGATCGCCTCTGCGCGATCCTGAATGAAAACAACCGGTATTCCAAAATCGTCCTCTGCGGCGAATGTGAATATTATCGCGAAGACAACGACTGCCAGGGAAATGAATTTGCTTACTGCCGGCTAAACAATGGGCTTAATGAAAGTATTAATTCAAATGACGGATGCAGCAGAGGAAAAAGAAAAGGGTGCAACTAAAATCCAAATATATCACACAAATACCAAGGGGCGGTTATCCGCCCCGGAAAGGAGACTATGGACCAGACAGGACTATTATTTCCTAAAACACCAGCGAAAAAGAAGAGAAAACACCATAAACCAAGTATCTTACAAGATAAGAATCATACCTGTTATCTTTGTATTCTGCTGAATGGAGACCATCATAAACACAGAACCCTCCATGAGCATCACATTTTCGGAGGTCCGAACCGGATCCACTCCGAAGAGGAAGGGTTAAAAGTCTATCTTTGTCCGGAACACCATCTTACAGGACCGGCAGCAGTCCACAGATGCCAGGAGACACAAAATGTCCTGCATCAGATCGGGCAGCAGGAATTTGAAAAAACCCACACCAGAGAAGAGTTTAGAAAAATATTCGGGAGGAGTTATTTATGAATGTAAAAATATGGCCCAGAAGCAAAAAAAGAAACCGGAGGATACGCATGTATGCCTTTAAAGGGTAATATCCCCCAAGGCAAGAAAGGGTGGAAATTAACCACCTGCTCGGAATGCGGAGAAGCGTGCTGGGAGACTCCGCTCTTGCAGAGCATCAAACAGTCGGAACCAACACTAAAAGCGCTGTGTACATTCTGTGCACTGAAGAAAGGAGCAAATTAATGGAGATCAAATACGCAGACAACGTTATCCTTATGGTAGAGATCACAGAGCAGATGGTAAAAGATTTTAAACACTGCCAGGAAATGGCAGAAAAAGCAAATTGTGATGGAATGGACTGTAACAGCTGCTCAAATAACATTGATATCCTGGACGGATTTGGACTTTGTGATGTTCCGGAAGTCCGGGAAGAGCTGGAAAGGAGAATCAAGAATGGTTAATAAAACCTGTGCAACCTGTATAGACAACGATAACGGCCTCTGTGACCGCAAGGGAATCCTGATACATGAGGACGATACCTGCAATAAGCATAAAGAGGACTGGCGGCAGCAGATGATGAGGAAATTCGATAGGAGGGAATAAGTGATTGACTTTGGATATTACAACATGGACTGCATGATTGGTATGAAGGATTTTCCGGATAAATTCTTTGACTTGGCGATTGTTGATCCACCATATTTTTCAGGACCGGAACGCAGAAACTATTACGGAAGGAAAGTCAGCCCTATAGGCGTGCAAAGACTGTACGGAACATTGGATGTGTGGGAAGTGCCTGGAGAGGAGTACTTCAGAGAATTGATACGGGTATCAAAACAGCAGATCATATGGGGATGCAATTATTTCGACTGGAATTTTCCTCCGGGGCGGATAGTGTGGGATAAATGCAATGGAAACAGCACCTTTTCTGATTGTGAGATTGCTTCCTGTAGTATTCACAATTCTACAAGACTGTTTCGGTATATGTGGAATGGGATGTTTCAAGGGAAAAGCATTTCTGAAGGAGGGGTACAGCAAGGAAATAAAAAGCTCAATGAGAAGCGGATACATCCCACACAAAAGCCAATCAATCTGTATCGCTGGCTGATTCAAAAATATGTAAAACCAGGGTGGAAGATATTAGATACTCATGTTGGCAGTGCAAGCAGCCTGATCGCGTTGGAAGAAGCAGAGATACCGTATGTAGGATTCGAGATAGATTCTTTTATGTATCAGATTTCGAAACAACGATTAGAAGAATTTAGAGGAGGGATAAACCATGACCAAAGACTGTAACGGCTGCTTCGGGGCAGCAGGAGACGATTGCCAGAGGTGTCAGGAAGAAGCTGACAAAAGCCAGAAGGAAGAGACTCAGGAATTATTTGAGGAGGTGCCGCATGTACAAAAACAGTGAAGGATACCCTGATCAGGTACAGGGAGAAGCCCTAAACGGTGTCAGACGAGAGGAACGGCAGCGAGCCCTGGAACGTAAACACGGGTACAGAGCCGTGGGCAGAAAATTGTAGTCGAAGCAAAAGTGCGGGAAGATAAAGGCAGCAGACGCATTTTTGTGAATAAGAAGATTACATATACAGTAAAACAACTATTCCCGTATTGTATTCTTCTGGAGGACAAGCATGGAATCAGAATCTGTCCAAGCTACACCAGACTGGAAGCAATGATACGTGGATCAGAAGAGGATTAAATAATTCAGGGAGGAAAGGTCGATGGATATCGTAACCGCTCTTTCACAATATTGTGAACTCCGGGAAGAAATAAAAGATCTTAACCAGAGGATAGAAGCAGATCAGCGTAGACTTGAAAAAATCGAACAGGAAGGAATGGTATCGGATTCTGTTAAGGGCACAAGGGCTGACGGTACAATCGGATCTATCCGGATCACTGGCTTTCCTGTTCCGGAATACAACAAAGTGAAATCTATGATCAAGAAACGGTTGGCAAAATTGCAGATTACGGAGGATGAGCTGCAGGAAGCTTTAAATGCAGCAGATGATTTTATTAATAAGATTCCGAAAAGTGATTTAAGACAGATGTTTCGGTTCTACTACATAGATGATATGACGTGGAGAAGAGTTGCCACGAACATGAACAAAAGATTTCCGAACAAAGAGACACCATACACAGAAGACAGCTGTAGGAAGAGGCACGATAGGTATTTAAAGAAAAACGAAAAAATTTTATAAATGTCCGTTCATGTCCGCTAAATCTGTGATAGTATTTAAACTGGATTTAGTGGTTGAGATCATTAATCCTCCATCTCACGGCAGTCAGTTTCATAGCCTGGCTGCCGGATTAGGCTCAGACGGTAACGCCTAGGGACAGAAGACCGTCACCTTCCAAAACATTTTTTCGACAACACCTTGTAGAAATACGGGGTGTTTTGTTGTATGATAAAAGAAAATGTTGAGGGAGGAAAATATGGATAAAAGATATCAGGTATTCATCAGCTCTACTTTTGCCGATTTAGAGGAAGAAAGAAAAGGAGTAATGGAAGCAATTATTGAGCTTGACTGTTTTCCGGCAGGTATGGAAATGTTTCCGGCAAGTAATAAAGAACAATTTGAATATATACGTTCTATAATAGATGAATCAGATTATTATATTATCATTGTCGCAGGTCGATATGGATCCGTAGCTGAAGATGGAATTAGCTACACAGAAAAGGAGTTTGATTATGCGAAAGAGAAAGGTATCCCCATTTTGGCATTTGTTAAAAAAGACATTGAAACTTTGCCTGCAAATAAAGTAGAAAAAGACCAAGATAAGTCGGAAAAACTAGAAGATTTTAGAAATAAGGTTCTAACTGGAAGATTGGCAAAGTTTTGGAATACACCGGAAGAGTTAAAATATAATCTCCATAGTAGCCTTGCAAGGGAAATGAGAATAAATCCAAAAATTGGTTGGATAAGGGGAGATTCGACAGCAGATATAAATTTGAATCAGAAATTAAGTAAACTACAAGAAGAAAATCGACTGTTAAAAGAAAAATACAGAGATTCACAAAAAGCTTATCAAGATTTGGAATCCAATAAGAAATCTGATAACACTAACGAATTTTTGGAGAAAATTCACAAAAAATTTGATATTGCATTTAAAAATAGTAATAACGCTCTTTTAAAAGAGACCACTTCCATATATGATATTTTGCAAAATGCAGGTATGAAACTTATATATGGATTCGATAGGGGCATTCTAGCAGATTGCCTAAAAATTATTTTTAGAAAAGAAAATACAGAGATTATAAAGCATGATATAGAAACAATTATTATGAAATTAATGGCGTTAGAGCTAATAGAAGTTGATGGGTTTGAAGAGGATGATGCTATTGAAATGACACAATTGGGAAAAGAAACAATTTTAAATACGGTTGAGTTTTAAAAAATTAATTTGTATATAGCTTAAGAAGTGAATATATGATATTTATAACAATCTTAAGCTTAAACACCTAAATGAAAAAAATATATAAAAGAGATGAAAGCATCCAATCATTCGGATGCTTTTTCTTTTGGTAATTATAGACCTTTAACTCAACAGGTTAGAGTACCTGGCTCATAACCGGTCGGTTCTGGAGGGCGAGTCCCGGAAGGCCCAGTACAGCACTTGGAATAATCGGGGTGCTTTTCTCATGCAAAAAAATCATACCCTCATATATGATACCGGAACCCCCTACTCAGTCAAAAGGAGGTGAACCTGAGTGACAAAGAAACAGAAACGATTTATAGAAGAATACCTGATCGACCTGAATGCCACTCAGGCTGCCATCAGAGCTGGATACAGCCCGGACACAGCAAAATCTATTGGGAGTGAAAACCTGACAAAACCTGACATTCAGGCGCGTATTGCAAAAGCCATGGCAGAACGCAGCAAGCGCACCGGTGTCAATGCTGACCGGGTGGTAACAGAGCTGGCAAAGATTGCTTTTGTAAATGCCAGCGACGTGATAGATGCCGATACGGCTACGTTAAGGCCGGATGCAGCTCCTGAGGACACCGCTGCAATTCAGTCGGTGAAGGTAAAAACTTTCGGTGAGGATGGACTGGAACGTGAAATCAAAATGGCTGATAAATTAAAGGCTCTGGAATTACTGGGCAAACATCTTGGTATGTTTAAAGACAAAGTAGAGGTGTCTGGTATTAATGAAGAAAAGAATAAACTTGATGATCTGCTTCAGCAGATGCGGGGAGGTGGTTAAGCTTCATGAGTTCTGAGAGACTGATACTATCAGAGAAGTACAAAGCCTTCCTGAGATGTGAAGCTCCTGTAGAATATCTTGAAGGGACCTGACCACTGCAGCAGGAAAAACTACAGTGGGCCTTTTTAAGTTTATGCTGAAGGTAGCTGAAAGTCCAAAGAAACTCCATATCCTTGCGGCAGATGATACCGGAGCGGCAGAGAAGAATATCATCAATAAAGACCTGGGGATTCTGGATGATTTTGGAGTTCTTGCAGAGTACAAAGGTAATGGATCCGGCGAATACAAGATGCCCCATATCCTGTTCCACACATCCGCCGGAGACAAGATCATATTTGTGATCGGCTATGGAAACAAAAGAAAATGGAAGGACGCTCTTGGCGGTCAGTACGGATGCCTGTATATTGATGAGATCAACACAGCAGACATAGATTTCGTCCGGGAATCTGCTATGAGATGTGATTACCTGATGGCAACATTAAACCCGGATGATCCGAACCTGGATGTATACAAAGAATATATCAACTGTTCCAGACCTCTTCCGGAATGGGAAGAAGAAACGCCTAAGGAAATTAAAGATGAGCTGAAAGAAGAACCAAAACCCGGCTGGGTCCATTGGTTCTTTTCTTTTAAGGATAATGCAGGCCTTCCGGAAGAGAAATTGCAGAAGATCATCCAGAACACGCCAAAGGGAACCAAAATCTGGAAGAATAAGATTGAAGGGCTTCGAGGAAAAGCAACTGGTCTGATTTTTCCGAATTTTGACCGGAAGAAGCATGTTGTTTCAGCAGAATGGGTAAGGCAGCAGGTAAAATCTGGAAAGTTGAAATTCAAGAAGTTTACAGCGGGGCTGGACACCTCGTATTCCAGTAAGTCGCCAGATACCATTGCCATGATATTCCAGGGAATCACAGAGGACAGGAAACTGATTACACTGGAAGAAAAGGTTTATAACAACGCAAAACTGGACGTTCCCCTTGCACCGTCAGATACAGCAGTAAAATTCATTGCATTTCTGGAACAGTGCCGGAAGGACTGGGGATTTGCCAGGGATGTATTTATAGATAATGCCGATCAGGCAACAATCACAGAATTAAATAAGTATAAGCGGCTAAAAGGTTGTCTGTACAGTTTTTATGACAGCTATAAAAAAGTGACAATCCTGGATCGTATCAATCTGCAGATCGGTTGGATCCAGCAGGAATGCTATCTGGTTGTAGATACCTGCACAGAACATCTGGCAGAGCTGGATTCCTACAGCTGGAAAGAAGATAAAGACGAACCGGAGGACGGACACGACCATACAATTAACAGTCAGCAGTACGCCTGGATTCCTTACAGGCATCTGATCGGCTTTGAGGAGGATAAGAAATGAGGTGGACGAAAAGATTGAGTGAAAATGTAAAACGTGGGATCCGAAGCTGGCTAAATGTCCAGGAGGCCAGTCCTACAAACATACTGATTAACGAGCCTTTAGATTACGAGGCAAATGCAATCAAAAACCGGATCTGGTACCGCGGAGACAGTGAGGAGCTGCAGCAGCTCTACAGCCAGATCGACACAGGGGTAGACAGATATAAATTCTGGGCTTGTAAGAGTACGCCAGGGCAGGAAATCAGGAAGATCCATACAGGACTTCCAGCTCTGGTTGTAGATACTCTGGCAGGAATTACCCTGGCAGATATGGATATCCAGATTGAAAAAGACCGGGAAGCTCAGGAGTTGTGGGAGCAGATTGATAAAGACAATAAATTCCGTAAAAAACTGGAAAAAGCGGTAAAAGAAACTCTCTACATAGGAGATGGGGCTTTTAAGGTATCTTTTGATACACAGCTGAGCCAGTACCCGATTATTGAGTTTTATCCAGGAGACAGGATTGAACTGGTAACAGAGCGTGGACGGATTAAAGAGATTGTTTTTAAAACAGCATACAAGTATGACCGCCGGGATTATGTCCTGTATGAACACTATGGTTACGGAACAATCACGTATGAACTGTATCAGGGTGACACACAGGTTTCTATGCAAAGTATTCCTCAAACCAGTAATCTGGTGGATGTGGCATTTGGAACGGACAAACCGGAAGAGGAATATATGATGGCCGTGCCGATCCAGTTCTACGAATCTGGAAAATGGGACGAGCGGGGACAGAGTATCTTTGACAAAAAGATTGATTCCTACGATGCCTTTGATGAGGTATGGTCACAGTGGATGGATGCAGTGCGAGTGGGACGTGCAAAGGAATATATTCCGGACTGCCTGATTCCCAGAAATCCGGAAACCGGAGAAATGATGAGACCGAATCATTTTGATAACCGTTTTATTGCAGTGGGAAACGATATGTCAGAAAACGCCAAGAATATGATTGATGTGGAGCAGCCGAATATTCCTCATGAAAGTTATCTGGCATCCTACTGTACAGCGCTGGATCTCTGCCTGCAGGGGCTGATCAGTCCGTCAACACTTGGAATTGATGTAAAAAAACTGGATAACAGTGAGGCGCAGAGGGAAAAAGAAAAGGCTACGCTCTATACCAGAGATACCATCATCAATGCGCTGCAGGTGGATATCCCTCTTCTGGTAGAAACCGTGCTGAAGGCTTATAACGAGTTTTTCGGGAAGCTGGTAAAACCGGTCGATGTGACGGTAGAGTTTGGAGATTATGCAAACCCGTCCTTTGAATCCCAGATAGAGACGATCAGCAAAGCCAGACAGGGACAGATCATGTCGGTGGATGCAGCAGTGGATGAACTCTATGGTGATGATAAGGATGATTCCTGGAAGCAGGAAGAGATTAAACGGCTGAAGGAAGAACTGGGAATCGGAGAAGTGGAAGAACCGGGCGTTAATCTGGATGCTAGCGGATTTCAGGTGAATACAGGAGGAAATGATGAAGGTAAAGGTGGCAAACAGAACATACAGAATGAACCGAAAGGAGTTCCAGGGACTTCTGCAGATAGCAAAGGAACAGGTTCCGAAGGGAGTGTACGCGGTGGAAAAAGGTGATTACGCAGAATTAAGAAATGATCATTGCGCAAGCACTACTCAGCTGAAAGCACTGATACGGCAGTTTAAAAGCCAGGGGTTTAAGGTACATGCAAACGGGAGGTGATCCCATTGCCTAAAATTAACGATCAGTACGATATTGGAGAGGCTTTTGAAGCGATTGAGAACGAACTGATTGCTTCCATGATCCGGAATTTGCGCCGGCACAAGCAGGAAGAGATTGACGAGAAAAAGCAGTGGTCCATGTGGCAGGCAGAACAGCTGAAAGCTCTGGAAAAATATAAAAAGTTTAACCAGAAAAAGTATGGTCAGCAGTTCAAGGATATCAATAAAAAGATTCAAACCCTGATTAGCATTGCCAGATCAGAAGGAGAAATGGATCAGGAGATTGCGATCCTGGAAGCCATTAAAAAGGGCTTTCCGGCAAAAAGGATCTCCAAAGGGGCTGCAGCAGAGTTTTTTAAGCTGAATGAAAGAAAGCTGGAAGCTCTCATAAAGGCCACTACAGACGATATGAAAAAGGCTGAGACAGCAGTCCTACGTATGGCCAACGATCAGTACCGGAAGATAATCTATAACGCCCAGGTGTATGCCAATACAGGAACCGGAACCTACGAAAAAGCGGTGGACATGGCTTCAAAGGACTTTTTATCAGCAGGATTGAACTGTGTGGAATATGCCAATGGAGCCCGCCATACCATTTCGGATTATGCTGATATGGCTATCCGGACAGCCTGTAAGCGTGCTTACCTGCAGGGAGAGGGCGTAAAGCGCCAGGAATGGGGAATACATACGGTTATTGTGAATAAGCGCGGAAACCCCTGCCCGAAATGCCTTCCATTCTGTGGAAAGGTACTGATTGATGATGTGTGGAGTGGTGGGAGCCGGAAAGATGGTTCTTATCCGCTTATGAGTACCGCAGTAGCCCATGGCCTTTATCATCCCAGATGTAAAGACAGTCATACCACATATTTTCCGAGAATCTCCACAGCGGATGATACCTGGACGAAGAAGGAGCTGGAAGCCATTGGCCTGAAGAGCGAGGCAGAAGCCCGGCGGCAGTATGCGGAAAGACAGGAGAAACGGTTTGGAAGGCTGGCGGAGCATTCATTGGATCCGGAGAATCAGAAAAGATATCTTCAGAAAGAAAGGATATGGAAACATGCCAGATTCCGAACAGGAAATAAAGATACTTCTGATTACTTGGATTCACAAAGAAATAAGACATTTTTCGGAATACCAGCAGACGAGAGTGCGTCTTGGAAGATGCCAACAAAGAAAGAAGGTGCAGTATCTGATTTACTTGAATATGTATTTAATGGCGAGAAGTTTCAGGTTGATGGAAAAAGAGTTTTGTTAGACTATTCGGAACATGAAAGAAAAATCGCAGAAATCATTGCAAAAGAAAGCGGTAAGAAAGTAGAGATGGTCCCAAGAGTAACATTCCCGCAGAACGTTCAAACACCAGATTATTTGATTGATGGCATGAAATTTGATTTAAAAACACCAACTGGAAACGGGAAAAATACTTTGTATGGAATGGTGAAATCAAAAAAGAGACAGGCAAATAATTTTGTAATATGTGCAGACCAGACGATATTGAGCATGGAAGACATAGAAGAACAGATTCGAGGGATATACTCGTCAACCCACACAAGCTTCGTTGATATAATTGTTTTGGTGAGAGATGAAAAAATTATGAAAGTATATGCAAGGAAAAAGTAAGAGCCGTTTTCGCTCCCGGCAACTCAAAAGATGAGGCAAAAGGGGGAACAAAACGACTCTTATTAAGATATCTTATAAATATTTTACAGCAATATACATGATTTTTCAAGAGAAAATGATAATTCCCATCGGAATAAAGGCCGGTGGTATTTTTTATGGAGGATTATATGAAACATGGATTTGTGGGACAAGAATTTATAATATCTGGAAAGAAATGCGTAGGCGTTGTAATTGCAAAACAGGAGCACATTATAGTGCTTATGGGGGACGTGGGATAAGAATATGCAGTGAGTGGGACGATTTCATGAGTTTTTATTCGTGGTCTATACAGAATGGGTACGATGATACACTGACGATTGACAGAATCGATGTTAATGGAGATTATTCACCTGATAATTGCAGATGGGTATCTATGAAAGAGCAAGAAAATAATAGGAGAAATAATCATTTATTAAAATACAAAGGACAACTGAAAACTATTTCTCAGTGGGCAGAAATTTACGGATTATCTTATCGAATTATTTATCGTAGATTAAAAGCGGGATGGACAATTGAAGAGGCTTTAACTATTCAAGGAAGACCAGGCAGATATCACAAGAAAAGAGCCTGATTTTTTTATACCCATTTTTAAGAAAGGAAAGATGAAAAGCTATGATGAAAGCAATGTTAAGCCAGCCAATGGCAGGGAAAACAGATGAGGAAATCAAAGAAACGAGAGAAAAGGCAATTAAGGTGCTGAAAGAGAAAGGATATGAAATTGCCAATACTCTCTTTACGGATGAATGGTACAGTAAGGAGAGCATGAAAGAACGGGGAGTTGTTCAGATTCCGTTGTGCTTTCTTGCAAAGTCGCTTGAAAATATGTCTCTGTGTCATGCAGCGTACTTCTGCAAAGGCTGGGAAAATGCCAGAGGGTGTAGAATTGAACATGATGCAGCAGTTGCATATGGACTGGATGTGATTTATGAGGAATGATACAAAAATATAAAATAACCAAAGATGCGGACATGCTGGCGCCAAACTGGCTGACAGACCGCATAGACTATAAAACAGTAAAATTTTTGTACGGCATCTGTGATGGCGCAGAAATCTTGAAAGGGGTGAGGGTAAATGACCAGACGGCCAAAATCGGTGATACGATTTGCTTTGATGGTAAGAGGTTATCAGTAGAAAGGCGGTGATCCAGATATCTCCCGTTGAGACGCAGGGTGAAGCGTCTTATTTTTATGCTCCGAAGAGCTTAAACTACACGGAGACACCGGGTTATCAACCGTTTTGTGAGACACACATAAAACTGTCAGGCGCAGACAGCGCGAAAAAACTGTAAAGGAGAAGAGAAATGGACAAGTCAATGAGAATCCCTATGAATCTGCAGCTTTTTGCGGAATCGGGAGGAGAACCTGCAGGCGGTGATCCGGGAAGCGGAGCGTCAGGGAACCAGCAGAATCAGAATAATCAGCAGGCAGGACAGTCTTTCCAGTTTGATTATGAAAAGCTGGCAAGTATTGTGGCAGGAAAGCAGTCTGCCACAGAGGAAAGCGTCCTCAAAGGTTATTTTAAGCAGCAGAATCTTACCAGGGAGCAGGTAGATCAGGCAATCGCATCATACAAGGAGCAGCAGGCGGCCAATACGCCGGATATTGGTGCGCTTCAGCAGCAGGCGGCTCAGGCTCAGGCGGCAGCACAGCAGGCCAATATCGAGAAAGAAGCCATGTTTATGGCAGGAGAGCTTGGCGTAGATCTGAAAACCATGCCATATGTGCTGAAGCTGGCGGATTTATCTGCGGTTGCAGATGATAAGGGTGCGATCAACAAAGAAACATTAAAAGCAGCATTAAACAAAGTGCTGGAGGAATTGCCACAGTTAAAGCCAGATGCCCAGACTTCTCAGGGAGGCTTTCGGCAGATCGGTTCCGGTGGAGGACAGGCATCAACAAGTACGGAAGATCAGCTGGCGACGATCTTTGGAAATAAAAAATAAAGGAGAGTGCAGAAATGGCAGTATATGAATATGCAGAACAGTTTGAAAAACAGCTGGCACAGAAATATGAAAGGGAACTGGTGTCTTATGAGCTTACCCAGTCCAACCAGGGCATTAAGTTTTTAAATGCCCAGACAATCAAGATCCCCAGATTAACGGTATCCGGTTATAAGGATCATAACAGAAACGGTCTGAATTTTAATGCGGGAACCGTATCCAATGACTGGGAGCCGAAAAAGCTTGCCCATGACAGGGATATTGAGTTTGCCATTGATCCCATGGATGTAGATGAAACCAATCTGGTAACAGAGATTGCCAATATCCAGAACACGTTTGAAGAAGAGCAGGCAATCCCGGAAAAAGACAGTTATCGTTTTTCCAAGCTTCTTGCAGAAGCGGATACCTACAAAGAAAAAGGCGCTGTTGTGGATCAGGAGGTTCTTACAGATGCAAATATCCTGGAATGGTTTGATGAACAGATGGCGATCATGGATGATAAGTCTGTTCCTCAGGAGGGACGCATCCTGTACCTTACCTCCGCGATGCAGAAGCTTCTGAAAAACGCAGAAGGCATTACAAGAACTATGAGCGTAGGAGCAGCAGGTGTTATCAATCGTCAGGTACATGGCCTGGATGATGTAAAACTGAAACCAGTACCTTCTGCAAGGTTTAAGACAAAGTATAATTTTACGGATGGATGCACACCGGCAGTAGATGCAAAACAGATCAATATGATGCTGGTACATCCGTCCTGTGTGATTTCCCGTGACAAATATGCCTACATGAAGGTGTTTACTCCGGGAACCGACAGCCGTACTGCAGACAAGTATATTTATCAGAACAGATATTATACGGACACCTTCCTGATTGAAAGAAAGTCCTGTGGTATCGCGATCAACAGGGAGGCACAGGACTAATGAGAGCAGAAAAGGGAAATAAGGTTTATATCATTTCAGATGAGCAGAAAGAGGATTATCTGAATGAAGGGTTTGACATTATTTCAGATGAGGGGCAGGTCCTTGCCTATGGGCGAGGGAAAAGCGTGCCATATGAAAAGTATGCAGCCTTGAAGTCTGAAAATGAAGCACTGACAAAAGAACTGGAAAATCTGAAATCGGGTATGAAAGAGGAAAAACCGGAAACAGAGACAGCAAAAGAATCATCTGAAGCCAAAACAGGAAAAACCCGGAAATGAGGTGATGAGGATGGCTTACATACCATATGCATCTGAGATCTATTACGAGGTCAGTTATGGAGGCTGCCTGATTCCGGAAGATGAGTTGAGAAGAGCACTGCTCCAGGCTTCCCGTCATGTAGATACTCTGACTTATAATCGTATTGTAGGCCGTGGGTTTGACAACCTGACGGAATTTCAGAAGGACGTGATTCGGGAGGTTGTGTGCCGCCTGGCAGACTTTGAACATGAAAACGCAGATGAGATCAGCAGTGTTTTAAGTTCGTACAGTATCAATGGAGTTTCGGCTCAGTTCGGCAGTTCCTGGAATGTGTTTACAGACAGGGGAATTGCCATGAAAAGAGATGATTATGCGCTGTTGTGGCAGACAGGTCTGTGCTGTGGATTGTTGAGGTGATGGTATGAGATATCCTAAATTAGTGCCGGAAAAGCTGTGTAAGATAGATATTGTTCTGGAATTTGAGCAGGAAGGGCTTTCTGAATATGGAGAGCCCCTTCCTGCAATTTCATGGACAGGGAAATGCAACTATCAGGACAGGGCAAAGGCAATCTACACTGCGGAGAAAAAGACAGTGCAGATCACCGGGACAGCCCTGCTCGGTGCGGATCCCTGTCCGGAGCTTCCGGTCATATCCTCTGGCACAGCTATTGTCATGGGGGTGAAACGGCACATTGTACAGGGGAGAAAGGCCAGGAATCCGGATGGCACAGTGAATTATGTGGAGGTGCTGCTGATATGATCAAGGTGAAATCCTCCGTAAAGCTGAATATGCCGCAGATCCAACAGCTTACCCAGGCGCAGGTTACTGCTCTGGAGCAGACGGCAGAAGCTTTGCATACGGAAGTAGTGCAGGCCCAGGTATTTCCGTTTGATACCGGAAATCTTCAAAATGAAAGCACTTTTGTGGATTATTCTGAGAGTGGAAAAGGAAAAGTATCTATTGTTTCCAGCACACCTTATGCGCGCCGATTGTATTTTCACCCGGAATATCATTTCCGGAAAGGGGAAAACCCAAATGCACGGGGCAAATGGTATGCAGACTGGATTCCTGGTGGATCGCAGGCTGATTTTGCAATCAGGGCATATAAGGAAATTTACAGGAGGCTGACAGGCATATGACACTAAGAGAAATCCGTGATTTTGTTGATGAGCTGGGAGCTTCTGAGCATGTTTATATGGGGAAGCTGGACAGCAAACCGGAGAAATCCATAGGGGTTTATAACAGTAAGCACACGCGTGAGTACAAGGTGGCTCTGGGAGGCTCCCATATGAGCTCCTACGAGACAAAATATGTGACGTTGCTGATACATTGGAATAAATCCCCAACAGACACAGAAGAGGCCGGGAAACGCTTATTTGAAGCACTGACGGTCACAAGAGAAAATGGAAAGATAAAGTTTATTCAGCCGCTTTATGAGCTGCAGGACGTAGGCACGGATGAGTTTGGTGTTTACGAAATGGTCATAGAGGCGGCTTTTGTATGCAGAAAGGAGAATGAAGATGCCAGAACCAGGTAAAAAAACAGGAGTATTTCCGTGCTATGAAAATCAGTTTCAGGTAGGAGATGCAAAAGAAGGAGCAACAGGAATTGCAGATATGGAAAGTTTTTCCGTATCGTTCGATAACGGAGTGGAAGAGTGGACACCCTTTGACACAGAGGGATGGATCCGGCGCCTGCTGACTGCAAAAGGGATTACGATCACAGTAACCGGTAAAAGAAATGTCAGTGATAAAGGAAATGATTTTGTGGCTGGAAAAGCATTCCTGAATGGAAGGGATGTGGAAGGCTATTTCGGCTGGATCTTTCCGGACGGAACAACCGTATCCTGGAATGAAGCGGTATTTAACGTGACAAATATCGGTGCAGGAGATTCTACTGCGGTTGGTCCTCTGGAATTTGATGTGATGAGCAATGGAAAACCAACGATCACTCCGCCATCGGATGTATCGCAGGCAATGATGAAAGCGTCCATGAAAAAGCTGGAACAGACCATGAAGGAGGGCAAATAAATGGAAAAGATTGTAGATATCACAGATAAATTATGCTTTGACGAGAATCCGGTGATGCAGATTGGTACTCTGGAAGTGGAAGTAAATGCAGATGCAGAAACTATGCTGCGGCTTATGGGAGCTTTTGGAAACAAAGGAGAACTTCAGGCAGTGGAAGAGGCTTTGAACCTGATCTTTAAGCCGAAGGACGTGGAGAAGATCTGCAACATCAAAAAAGGAAAGAAAAAGCTTTCTGCAAAATCCCTGATGGTGATTGTTCAGGAGGCCATGGCTCTTGTTATGGGAGAGGACGAAGAGGGAGAGCAGTGACCCGTACTACGATCTGACTGGTGACTTTGATTTGATCATAGCATCTTTCCAGTCGCAGTACGGGATTCGTTTATCCAAAGAACTTCCGTCCGGGATGAAATGGGGGGAATTCCGGGATCTGCTTGTTGGTCTCGGGCCCGATACGGCTCTCGGGCGGATTGTTTCCATAAGGGCAGAAGAGGACAAAGAGGTATTGAAGCATTTTACAAAGGAACAGAAGAGAATCCGGGATGAATGGCGGAACAGGCGTGCAAAGAAAACATCCATGGACGATATGATGCACATGCTGAACAGCCTTCTGGGGGCTTTTGTAAATATGGCAGGAGGTGTGAAAAATTGAGAAAAAGAAAGTGACATGTCCTTATTGCGGACATCCGCAGAAGATACAGTACACTGCGGATGCCGTATGCAGAGGAATATTCATCCGGTGCCAGGCTCGGCACTGTAAAAAAGAATTTGAGATAAAGATCAGTCAGGACAAGTAGTGCCTTGTGTCGATGTCCTTGCAAAAAGAGGCAGGTGACACAAATGGCAGCTACAAGTGTAGGTGAGATCGGGCTGGACCTGGTCGTCAATCAGAATCAATTTCATAAGCAGATGTCCGGCGTGATGGGACTTGCGAAAAAGGCCGGGGTTACCATGGCGGCAGCATTTGGCGTGAAAAAGCTTGTGGATTTTGGAAAACAGTGCCTGGAGCTGGGATCGGATCTTCAGGAAGTACAGAATGTTGTAGATGTGACGTTTCCGTCTATGACAGCTCAGGTGGATAAATTTGCAAAATCGGCAGCAGCAAACTTTGGACTTTCAGAGAGCATGGCAAAAAAGTTCACAGGAACCTTCGGAGCTATGGCTAAGTCTTTCGGCTTTTCAGAACAGGCCGCCTATGATATGGGGTCTACTCTAACAGGACTGGCTGGCGATATCGCGTCCTTTTATAATATTTCTCAGGATGAGGCATACACAAAACTTAAATCTGTATTTACAGGAGAAACAGAATCCCTGAAGGAATTGGGTGTTGTCATGACCCAGACAGCTCTTGACAGCTATGCTCTGGCCAATGGCTTTGGTAAAACCACTCAGGCTATGTCAGAAGCGGAAAAAGTGGCTCTCAGGTATCAGTTTGTGCAGAGTCAGCTGTCGGCGGCGTCAGGGGATTTTGCACGTACTTCGGATTCCTGGGCGAACCAGGTGCGTATTCTAAAGCTGCAGCTTGACAGCCTAAAGGCAACCATTGGCCAGGGCCTGATCAATCTGTTTACGCCGATTATCAAGGTGGTAAACACGCTGATCGGGAAACTGGCAACTCTGGCAAATGCCTTTAAGGCTTTTACAGAGCTGATCACAGGCAAAAAGAGCGGAGGTTCTTCTGCAGGAAGCCAGATCGCAGATATGGGAACTGCGGCGGCAAATGCAAGTACCGGGATGGAAAGCGCCTCAGCAGCAGCTGACAATATGGCTTCTTCAAACAATGGTGTTGCGAAGTCGGCCAAGAAAGCTGCAAAAGAAATGCGGGCTCTGATGGGATTCGACCAGATCAATCGGCTGGATGATAGTTCAGAGGACAGCGGTTCTGATTCTTCGGGACCTTCAGGCGGAGGGAATGCAGGAACCGGCGGAAGCGCTGTGGATTTTGGCAGTCTTTCTCAGGGAGAGACGGTAATTGACAAGGTTGATAAAAGTGTATCGGCTTTGATCCAACGCTGCAAAGAGCTTGCGGATATTTTTAAGAAAGGATTTCAGATTGGGTTCGGGGATTCTGAAAGTAAGATCGCATCCATACAGAAAAGCCTTGAAAATATCCGTAAGACTTTAAATGAGATATTTACAGATCCTAAGCTGATTAAGGCAGCTAACCGGTGCGCGGATAAAATTGCGGAAGCGTTGGGAAAGATTGTAGGAGCAACGGCAAGAATCGGTCTGACGGCAGCAGATAACCTGATCGGCGGATTTGAAAAATATCTGAAGAAAAGCAAGACTTATATTCAAAAGAGGATAATCTCCCTGTTTGATGTATCCGGAGAGATTGCAGAGCTTTCCGGTGATTTTGCAGTAGCCTGTGCGGATATTTTTGATATATTTTCCGGTGAGGATGCCAAGGGAATTACAGCAGATATCATAGGAGTGTTTTCTGATGGATTCCTTGGCGTTCTTGACCTTGGAGGAAAATTCAGCAGAGACTTTCTGGATCTTGTTGTAATGCCCATAACCCAGAATACGGATAAGCTCAAGACTGCTCTTGAATCTGTACTGTCACAGGTGCGTGTTGTCTTTGATGCGGTTCATACATCGGTTGTGCAAACCTTTGAAAAACTGAACCAGGTATATGATGAGCATTTAAAACCGTTCTTTGATTCTTTAGCGAAAGGAATCTCTGAGATTGTCGGGACCATTACAGATGCATACAATCTTTATATTGCGCCGGTGCTGGATTATCTGGCAGAAAAATTCAGTACTGTGTGGGCGGAGCATGTGCAGCCTGCCCTTAATGGGATTGCTGATCTGCTGGGCAAGATTTTTGATAATCTGAAAGCTTTATGGGAAACGGCTCTGGTTCCTTTTGTAGAGTGGATTGTAAATACAATCATGCCGGTACTGGGACCGATCATTGCGGGGATCGGAGAGATCATTCTTGACCTTCTTGCTGTTGTTGGTGATGTGTTTAAAGGGATCTCTGATATTCTGGGAGGATTTCTGGACTTTTGTACAGGTGCGTTTACAGATGATTTCAGTCTGTGCTGGGAAGGGCTTGGACAGATCCTGGAGGGATTCCAGACAATTGCAGGCTCTGTATTTGACTTTCTGCAGAAATATATCTTTACACCATTTATGGATTTTATAAAAGGTGTATTCGCTACAGACTGGTCAAAGAGTTTTGGCATATTTGGACAGGTGCTCAATACATTTCTGGGTACAGTAAAACGTATCTGGGGAAATGTCAAAAAGGTATTTAGTGGCATTATAGATTTTATAACTGGCGTGTTTTCTGGAAACTGGGAACGGGCATGGAATGGAATCAAGGATATATTTGGAGGTGTTTTTGACAGTTTGATTTCTCTCGCAAAAACTCCTCTGAATGCAGTAATCGACATCATAAACAGCCTGATGGATAAACTAAATTCCGGGCTGTCTGCCATTGAAAGTGCATTTTCTTTCAGTTACGATTTTACAAATCCGTTTACTGGAACCAGACACTATGGACAATATGGTCTATCTCTTCCAAGAGTGCCCACCATTCCACATCTGGCCGAAGGCGGTTTCGTGAAAAGAAATTCCCCTCAACTGGCAATGATCGGAGATAATCGGCGTTACGGTGAAATTGTTGCTCCGGAAAATAAATTAAGAGAAATGGCAATGGAAGCAGTAAATGCAGTGGCAGGAACAAGGATTACCCGTGATGATTTTGAACAGATCATCAACCGTGCAGTCATGAGGATTCTTGCAGCTTTATCCGATATGGGATTTTACCTCGATGGAACACAGATTGCCAGAGCCAATAAAGCAGCGCAGGAGATTATGGATATTAGGTACAACACAGTGGGGATAGACTGATGGAAAAAAGAAAAATATTATGGTCAGGGAGTACGGTTCTCCCTGCACCAGTGAGTTTATCGGTAAATGATGAGATTATCTGGATCTCCGATGCCGGGCGGACACTGGCAGGGTACATGGTCGGCGATCCAGTGGCAGAGAAAAAAACAGTATCAATCAAATGGGGAGTGCTTACGGAACAGCAGGAAGTGTTGATAAAAAATACTTTAGTTCCAGGGTATTTCCCGTTTTCATTTCATGACGATGGTATAGATGTAACCATACAGTCGTACAGAGGGACTTTATCAAAAGAGCAGCTGGGATGGCTCAGTGATGGCATTTTTTATTATAAAAGCGTATCCGTAGATATTATACAGAGGTGATTAGATGATTCCTACAACGAATGCATATAAAGAGGCAATTAAAGACAACAGAATATTGCATAATCAGGTAAAGATCCTCTTTTCTGATGGAAGTACAAAAACGGTAGAGGATACTGACCTTTTCCAGTTCAGTATCACGGATGAAGTATCAAACAACGGAAGCTTTGACATAGGATCTGCAATCGCAAAGCAGCTTGTTATCAGAATTGACAATACAGACGGGTCATTGACAAAGAAGAGTTTTTCCGGGGCAGAGCTCCGGCCAAGATCCGGACTTGAAATCAATGGAAAAACAGAGTGGCTGGATAAAGGGGTTTTTCATGCGGAGCCGGGTAGGGATACGGGAGATATTATCACGGTATCTGCCTTTGATGAAATGATATCATTCGATCAGCCGTATACCAAGAGTAAATTGGAATATCCTGCAACCTTGCGGGAAATCCTTCAGGATGCCTGTAGCTGCTGTAATGTGAAACTGTCTCCGGATATTGCGGTATTTGACAATTCTGATTTTGTTGTAATTGCCAGACCGGATGATTCTTCTCTGACTTTCCGCCAGGTGGTTCAGTGGGTGGCGCAGATTGCCTGTAAATATGCCAGGATCAATAATGCGGGACAACTTACACTTCAGTGGTACCGGATGGAACTTCTGGATCAGGAAGCTTCTGACCTACAGGAAAATACCGATGTAGTAAAAATGAACACGTTAAAAAGTGGGGGCCTGATAGAAACAGACGATGTGGTCATTACAGGAATCCGTGTTACAGAAGAAAACAAAGACAGTGAAGCTTCCGGTACAGAGACTGTTTATCAATACGGTGAAGACGGGTATGTGCTGGAAGTCACAGGAAACCGTCTGATTCAAGGGGGAAAAGGTAATCAGGTTGCAGAATATCTGGGGAAAAAGCTGAACGGCCTGAGGTTCCGTCCGCTGAATGTTATTTGCCAAAGTGATCCGTCTGTGGAATCGGGAGATATCGGACTTGTAACGGACCGCAAGAATAATGTGTACAAAACAATCATCACAGGAACTCAGTACAATGGCGGTGGAACCCAGAGCTTTACCTGCAGTGCGGAATCGCCAGTAAGAAAAGCCCTGACACGATACAGCGAAGCCACAAGGCTGCATAAAGAATTTCTCAATGGATTATCTCAGAATAAAACAGAATGGGAAAAGGCAATAGAAGATCTGAAGGATGCCATGATTACAGGGAATGGATTATATCCATTTACAGAAACTCTGGAAGATGGAAGCATGGTCCTGTATTTTGGAGATAAGCCTACCCTGGAAGAATCTACAATCCTGATAAAGTTTAATGCCAAAGGATGGGCAATGTCCACCAACGGAGGAGAAAGCTGGAATATTGGCGCACTTGTAGATGGAGAGATGATTACAAAAATCCTGAATACCATTGGGCTGAATGCAGACTGGATCAATACAGGGGCGTTTGTAGTTAAGGATGCGCAGGGACAGGTGTTGTTTCGGGCAGATACAGACGCAGGGAGAGTTGACATTGTAGCAGATACATTTTCTTTAAAAGGAAAAACAATTGATGAGATTGCTCAGAATAAACTTAATACATTTATCAATAATGTGTATACTCCTGAAATAGAAGGCATCCAGGCGCAGGTAGATGGACAGGTTGAGACGTTTTATTATGACTACGAGCCTACCCTGCAGAATATTCCTGCGTCCCAGTGGATTACGGAAGCAGACCGTCAGAAGCATATGGGAGATTTGTTTTTCTGGAAGTCAAAAGGGTTTTCCTACCGTTTCCTGAAAGATGGTTATACGTGGAAGTGGCAGCTGGTAAAGGACACGGATGTGACAAAGGCGTTGGCGGATGCTGCTGACGCATTGGATACAGCTGATTCGAAACGTCGGGTTTTTGTATCTACTCCGCAGCCTCCTTATGAGATAGGTGATTTGTGGGTCCAGGGAAGTAATGGAGATATTATGCGCTGCCAGACTTCCAGGACATCTGGAAGCTATTCGTCTTATGACTGGGTAAAGGCCAGTAAATATACAGATGATACTGCTCTGAATACATTTATAAACGGAGAATTTAAGCAGCAGATAGAGGCGTTGGAGCAGCAGGCAGATAAAAAAGCAGAAACCTGGTATCAGTCAACGGATCCATCATACAGCTGGGGTACGTCTGAATTAAAAACAGAGCATATCGGAGATATGTGGTACAACACAGGAACACAAAGATATTACAGATGGAACGGAAGTTCCTGGGTAGAATTGACCATTCAGCCTCCGGGTTCTGTATTTGACAAAATAGACGGAAAGGCACAGATTTTTGTGTCACAGCCGAAACCTCCATATCATAAAGGAGATTTATGGATTACTTCCACACAGAATGGGCAGGCGGAAATCAAAATATGTATTTATGAAAGAGAAAGCGGCTATTACAGTTCCAGTGACTGGATTGATACAAAATATGTGGATATATCTGATGTTAATGGTGCGATCAATAAATACGATACCAGTCTTGGCCAGACAGAGGTATTTAATAAACTGACCAATGGAGGGCGAGATCAGGGAATCTTTATGAAAGATGGAATGCTGTGCATTAATGCAAATTATATATTGGCCGGAACTCTTGCCGGTAAATATATCAATGCAAAAGGCATCAGCGTGAAAAATATTTATAACCAGACCACGTTTTCTATTGACGACAGTGGAAATGTAAATATTAATGCCAGTACCTTTAGCCTGTCGGGAAATGCAGTTGCCACGGAATCTTATGTATCCAATAAAACAGCCCAGGCATTATCAGAAGCTAAGATCTACGCAGACCAGAAAACTGGAAATCTCCTGAAGGGAGCGGATCTCTCTACAGAGAGCTTAAATCAGTACTGGAATACCTCTGGATCCATCATGCAGGGACAGTCAGACCCGGACGGTGGAACAAAAGCTGTAAGATTGTATGGTACATCTGGGGATTGTTTTATATCTGCCAGGTACAGCAATAATAATCCGGTAAAAGCAAAGGGGCAGTACGAAATCCGTGTGTGGCTGAAATCAAACACATCACGCACGATAGTAGTCTCTCTTAACCGTGTAAGCTACAGCTGTGCATTAACCAGCACCTGGAAACAATTCCGGTTTATCGCACCGGTTACAACACCCAATACACAGGGGTACGAAAACTTTACAATTGGAGGATTTGCAAGCATCGGATCCGGAGCCTACGTCTACGTGTACAATCCTGAGGTGGTACACAGTTATTCACCGGCGGATATCCTTGCCATGCTTACCAACAATGGCGCCATGGATGGGATCTACATGTACAACAATCAGCTTTATGTCAAAGGCAAGTACATTGATGTGGATGATCTGAAGGCCCTGAATGCGACGATTGGCGGGTTTAACATTGGCAATGCATCCATTGCCAATGGATGTACAGGGCTGACATCAAAAACAAAAGGTGTATATATTGGTACAAACGGATTAAGATT